GTCATAGGCGACAAGGTCGCCGGGCTTGACCTGCGTGGGAGAAACCAGCGTCAGCCCGTTTCTCTTGCTCCTGGCGGACTGGACATACGACGGGACGTAGGCGGTGTTGAACCCTCGCAGCGGGCGCCCGGCCTGCTTATAGACCCACGCCGTGAAGCTCGCGCACCATGGGGCGCGGTAGGCGCCGGTCACGCGCTGGTACTGCTTGACGCGCGGGCCGTAGTTGCTGTTGGCGGGCTGCTCCTTGATGCCGACCTCGCGCTGCGCGATCTTGAGCGCCTTCTGCTGGAGGGTGGCGCGGGGCTTGACCAGCTCGTTCATGCGGCCTGACCACGCCTTGCCGCCGTGGGGGCAGCTCCCCCACACCTTCGTCTCGACCCGGCGAATCAGCTCCCGGCTGGCGGCGCCGTTGGTGGGCCAGTTCACTACGAAGCCCCGAGGGATTGGCACGCCGTTCGCCCTTGCCCAGTTCTTGAGGCGCTTCTTGCGGACAATCCACTTGGGGTTCATAGCTTCTCCTGCCTAGGCGTCGTTGCCTAGTGTAGTAGCACGGAAAGGCGCGCTACTTCTTGCGACCGCCCTTCCCCTTCTTGGACCATCCACCCATGACTTTCACCCCCTCCTGGTCGGCTACTTGGCCTTGCGCTTGGCGGCAGCGTGCCGCTCCAGCATCCTCTTTCCCTTCTGGTACAGCTTGGCGCGGTCCTGGTCATTCTTTGGCACAGGCTCGCCCCACCGGGCGGCGCCGAGGGCGCGCGGCGTCGGTTCGCCGTTCGGCTTCTTGAGCGCTCCGGGGGCGTTCGGCGAGAAGTGCCGCGTCAGGAAGGCGCCCTTCCTGGCCCACGCGCTGCTCTTGGGGTCCGAGCCAGCCGACAGGACGGTGCGCTTGCCGCCACCGGCTCGGGTCTTGGCGCCGTACTTGGGACCGGCCACTAGGTGAGCCGGATGATGAGGGTGATGACGCTGGCGGTCGCGGCGCCGACGCTGGCCGCGCCGATGATCACGCGGCCGATCAGGCCCTTGCCATGGTCGATCCCCTGCCGCTTGGCCTCGGAAGTCTCCAGGGCGCGCAGGCGGCCGTTGAGGTCGGCGCGGTAGCCCTGGACCTCGCCGCGCAGCTCTACAAGGCTGACGCGGGTTTCCTTCCTGGCCTCGTCGAGCAGGGCGTACAGGCGGGTGACGTCGGTGGAGGTCATGCGGAACCCTTAGCAATCCACGTCGCGGAAAAAAACGTTTGGTCAGTTCCCGTATTCACGCCGAGGCTAGTTCCTGTTGTGTGGTAATACTTTGTCTCTATGTAGTCGCCAACCGAACATAGCCACGATGAAGTAATCGTTATCTTACCGCTGAGCGTTCCGCCGAAACCTAGTTGCCCGATCCGCGTAGAGCCGTTGGCAGTCAGCACGATTTCTTGATAGTTGAGCGGTGTGCCGGTAACGGTGAGCATGCTGGTGAACACATAGACACCAGCGGTGTTTATCGTGATGCGCGTATTATTTGATGCTGGGTCGTGCATTGTGTCGGTGTCGTATGCGTCGGCGCCAGCGTATGCAATCGTGATTAGGTTTCCATTGAGAAGCGTCGTGCTGCTGTTTGCTGTCGCACGGACAGCGGGACTCACCGCGTCCGGCCTCCCTTCGCGCAACGCCTCCGTGTTTGCGCTGATCGCGTTCATGCTCGCCGCGGTCAGCGTCTGCCCTGCGGTAAAGGTCTCGGGGTTAGTCCAAGCCATTAGGACGCCTGCCCCTGCCAGATGGCCATGAGAAAGGTCTGCGTGGTGTCCGTCGTGCGCGGAGTGTTGGCGCTGTTGTTCTGATAGAGCGACAGTTCGATGTAGTCACTGAAGGCGAGTTCTATGAGCAGGCTCGTCGTCATTCCGGCCCCGGTGTTCGACGGCCCCCAGGAGGTGTAGCCGCCGATGCCGCCCGAGCCGTTCTTCAGAAGGCTCATGGAGGCGTCATCGCTGACGCCCGCTGTATAGGCGGCGCTCGCAATGATCAGGTAGACCCCGGCAGTCTGGATCGTGACGCGGGAGTTGTTGGTCGAGTTGTCGTGCATCCCGTCCGTGTCGAAGTCTTCCGCGCCGAACGCAGCGATGGCAGGGGACGCGTCGTTCACCACCGTCCCGGTCGTCTGCTTGACGCGGCACGACGGCGGCACGCGGTAGTTCTCCACGTTCTCGAGAATCTGGTTATGCGTAGCGGCGGGGTAGATGTCGCCGGTCTCAACGTCGGTGAAGGTGTTGTAGGTCTTGGCCACGGCGGCTCCTTAGTAGACGAATACGTCCAGGTTGCCGAACGCGCTGCTCCCGAACACGATGGGAGAGTAGGTCGGCACCTTCGACAAGGCAATACTGACTAGGTGGCGCGTACCCGAGCTGGCGACCTCATGGGCCACGCCCTCGACAAAGAAGCTCTGCGCCGGAACCCCGGCCGCGGCGTCGTCCACCGTCACCCGGTCGCCGACTTCCAGGGCCAGCCCCTTCTGCATAAGGGCGTCGGAGGCATTAGCCAGGAACGAAAGCTCGCGCACCGGGGGCTGCGGGTCGGCCGCCTGGAGGACAAGCCATTGGGCCAGCGCCTGCGCTTGGGCGTCTGTCTCGATGTACGGCGAGTCAATCGCCGAGAAGTCCGACGGCCCGTAGTTCTGCACCGACAGCTCGTCCTCGGCAACCTGCGCGGTGCCGCCGTTGGCCTTCACGCTGGCGCGGTTTCGCACGTTCGTCAGGTCGGTAGCGGGCGCCACGCTGGAGCCCTCGCCCGAAAAGGTGGCGACCGTCGAGCGCCGGTAGCGCGAGTAGCGGTCCTGGTAGCGCACGACCCCGTCAGCACCGTGAATGAAGGTGCCGCGCTCGGCCTCCAACAGCTTCTGAATAAGCCCGAGTCCGGTGTCCTGGCCGGTGGCCTCCCACGTTTCTGTGAAGGTGTCGCCCTCGTCCAGCTCGTAGAGGTTTGGGTTCTCCCATCCGACCGTGTTCAGCACGGCCTCGATTGCTTCGCCGGTCGTGGTCGGGCTGGCAAGCGCGCTGATCGTCGGCTTGGCGCGGGAGAGGTAGAGGAACAAGTCCTGGCAGGTGATCTTTGTCTCCTTGACGCCGGGGGACGGGTCGTGCTCGATGCTCCGCACGAACCCGCGAAACAGCCCGTAGCTCGCCCCGGCGTAGCTGGCCTCGATCTTGATGGGCCGCCCCGGCACCACGTTCGGCGCAAGCTCGCTGTCAGGGTTCAGCGGGTTGTAGAGGCCGTCGGGGTCGGCCAGCGTCACCACGGCCTCGCCCGCCTGGAAGCTGTCGAGGTTGTCGCCCCTCCCCCTCCTGGTGGCAACGCTCTTGACGTCGGCTGTCACGCTCACAAACAGGGCTTCGCTTTGGTCGGCGAAGGCGTCGGCGCTGCCGAATGAGCTGATGCCGAATTGAATAACGTCGAGCAGGTCGCTGAACCGGCTCGTCAGCACGCTAGGGCCGTCAAGCCTGGAGGCGTCCAGCACGAAGGCGTTGCCCGGCGTGGCCTCCCACCCGACGTTCACGGTGTAGGTGGCCAGCGCCATTAGATCGCCAGCCGCACCTGACGGTCCAGCGCGGCCTGGAGGTCGCGGGCAACGCGGTCGGCCTGCTCGCGGCTCATGCCCGCAAAGGTCTGATCGGTGATGCTCACGTTGATGACCGCGCCACCGCCCGAGCGCGCCGCGCTGCCGCGCAGCTTGGGCGCCGCGATGGACTGCGCCACGGCGTCCAGGTCGCCGGGGTCCACGCCGCTGGCCAGCGTCTCGGGCATGGCCTTCCACCATGTGTCAATCGTGGAGAGAGGGCCTTCCTTGGCGGGGCTGTTGAGCTGGAGCAGGTCGCGCACCTTCGTCGCCAGGACTTGGATGATCTTTCCGTCCACCTTTCCCAGCTCCTTGGAAAGGTTGTTGGCGAAGTAGCGGCCCGCGTGGGAGCCGTTGGCCTTGAACATATTGCGGATGCGGACCAGCTCGGCGCCTTGGCGCTTCTTGCTCTGGAACAGGATGGACGGGATACGGTCCATCTCCTTCTCCAGCTGGTCGATGTGGTTGTTGAGCTGGTCCTGCTCGGCCTGCTGCTGCTGCTGGAGCGCCAGCCGGTCGGCCTCGCCTTGGGAGGCGATGTCGTCGCGGCGCTGCTGCGCGGCGGCCTCGGAGGCGTCACGTAGCTCTTGAGCGGCTTCCTCGATGGACTCCCGCTCTTGCTGGTTGTTCTTGTCGCGCTCGGCGCGCTCGGCCTCGGCTTCCTTGCGAAGCTGGTCAATGCGGTCCTGGCGCTGGAGGTCGGCGATGCGCTGCTGCGCCTCGCGGATAGCCTCGGCGTCCTTCTCCTTGACGGCCTTCGACAGCGCGGCCTGCGCCTCGCTCATGGCCCGCGCCTTGTCCTCGGCGGTGGCGGCGTCCTCGGCCTGCTTCAGCGCAAGCTCGGCCGGGGTGAGGTTGGTCGGGTCCTCCAGCGCGGTAAGGGCGCTCACGCGGCCCTGGAGGGCGCGCACCTTGCCTGCGAAGTCGGCCCCGAGCTGGTCGAGCTTGTCCACCAGCTTGCCGCGCAGCGCCTGCTCGATGGCGGTGCCGCGGGCCTTGGCCGACTCCTCGACCTTCTTGAGCTCCCCGTCGATGCGCCGCTGCAGCTGCGTGAATTGCCCCGGCTGAATCTGCCAGCGGGCGCCGACCTTCACCGCAACGTCCCCGTACTTGTTGTCCAGCTCGGCCTGGAGGCGGTTCCTGGTGCTGTCGAGCGCCGCCCGCAGCGCGCCGCTGACGCCCTCGCGCCCCTTCACGACCTCGGCCAGCTGCGCCTGCACGTCCAGCCCGCGGCCGCGCAGGCTGGAGATTCTGGCCTTCAGGTTCTTGACGCGCGTCTTGTCGGGCTTCTCCTTGGCCTGCTCGCGGTTGAGCCGCGCGAGGTTCAGCTCCAGCTGGCGCGACAGGTTGATCGCCTCGCTCATCCCGTCCACGGTGACCAGCTTCTTTCCGCGGCGGGCCTCGATGGCGACGACCTCCACCCCGAGGTCGTGGAGCTGCTGCGTCAGGTCGCGGAGTCCTGGCGGCGCCGAGAAGCTTCCGATCAGGCTCTGCGGGTCGATGCTGCGGCGCATCGCGGCGTTGATGGAGCCAGCGCGCCCGGCCACGCCCGCCTCCATCTTGGCGAGCTTGGCATCTGTCATGGCGGCGATGTTGTCCAGGCTGGCGGCGATGGTGTCGGCCACGAC